TGTTGGATGAAGCTGAAAAAATCTATGAAAGAAACCAAATGACTGTTTCTGAAATAGTTGATGAGTTTTATGAATATCTTAGTGAAGACCAACTTGAGAAATTACAACAATATGGTTCTTCAACTAATTCTCTTTATAACTTTGGAGACCAGTCTTTCTTAATTCCTACCGTAGATAGTATTTATGCTTTTGAAGCAAATTGGTCGGAAAGAGGAATACCTGTACATAGAGTTAGATGGAAGTCTAAAAAGAAAATGGGTATTTGGACCTTCATTAATGACTATGGAGAACCTCAACAGGTTCTTGTAGAAGAAGGCTTTAAAATAAATAAAAAAGATAAAACTCAAAGCATAGAATGGTTTTGGATAAATGAATATTGGGAAGGAATTCGTATAGGTACTGATATGTATCTATATGATTTAATAAGACCCAGAAAACAACAATTCAGGTCAATAGATAATCTTAGCGAATGTAAATCAGGATATGTTGGAAACGTATGTTCTGCAACTAATTCTGTTTCTACTTCATTAATGGATAGACTCGTTCCTTGGGTATATCTTTATATGATTATCTGGTACAGAACTGAATTGGCTATGGCTGCTAACATAGGTAAGATAGCACTTATTGATTTAAGTCTTGTTCCTGATGGTTGGGAAGTTGAAAAATGGTTGTATTATGCAACAGCCATGAAAATAGGTTTTGTTAACAGTTTCAATGAATCCAATAGGAAATTCAATGGTACTGGACAAAACATGTCCACCCAAAATAAAGAACTTAATCTTGAGACAGGTAATTATATCCAACAACACATTGGTATGTTGGAATATATATCTCAACAGATTGAAGCTACTTCAGGTATAACAAGACAAAGACTTGGAGCTATTAGCACAAGTGAATTAGTTGGAAATACTGAAAGAGCTGTTACACAGTCTTCTCATATTACAGAACCTTATTTTGCTCCGCATGATTTCTTTAAAATCAGAGTTTGTGAGGCCCTTATTGAAGTTGCTAAAGAATGTTTAAAAGACGATAATAGAAGTTTTCAATATGTTACCGACGATTTAGCTACGATTTTATTTGAGGTAAATGGTGCGGAATTGTCAAATATAGATATGGGTGTATTTACAACCAATGCTATAAAAGATAAAGAAGCTCTTGAAAATCTGAAAGCTTTATTACAAAGTGCTGTACAAAGTGAACAGATTAACATGTCTACAGTTGCTAAAGTATTGAACAGTACTTCCTTTGCAGACATTGAGGCTACTCTGATTAAAGCTGAACAAATATCTGCTCAAAATCAACAAATTATGGCTGAAAAAGAACAAGCTGTTGAAAATCAGAGACTTCAGATAGAAATGGAAAAGCTTGAAAGAGAGGACATTAACGCACAAAAAGACAGAGAAACTAAGATACAGGTAGCTGAAATACAAGCTTTAGGATATGCTAAAGATACTGATGTAAATGATAATAATGTCCCTGATGTAATTGATGTTGCTAAAATGGCTTTGGAAGGAAGAAAACAGAATTTCCAAGAAAACCTTGAAAAAGAAAAGCTTTCTTTAGAAAAAGAAAAAATGAATAATGAAATGAAAAAAGTAGATAAAGAAGCTAAATTAAAAGAAAAAGAAATGCAAATAAAGCAAAACATAGAAAAATTAAAAGCGAGAGCTGCCGTAAGAAAGTCGAAAAATAATAAAAAATAAGCTATAAGAAATAATGATTAATATAATATAACTATTGATTTCGCTTAAAATCAAGTTATATTTGCTAAAATCTTTAAAGTGTTGTTGATAAGATGAGTGAGAAAAAAGATGAACTGATTGATTTGTCTGCTATGGAAAATTTAGAACCTGCCTTTTTAGGCGAGGTTAAAAAAATTGACGATAAAGACATAAAAGAAATTAAAGAAGAAGTCATTGACGAAGTTGAAAGTCTTGAAGAATTTCTGAAAGACAAGTCTAAAAAAGAAGTTGATGACGAAGAAGAAGAGGTAGAAAAAGTTGAAACAACTGAAGATACCGATAAAGAAACTAAAACTGAAACCAGTAAAAAGACTGATGAAGAAGAAGTTTCACCTATAAGAGCAATTGCTGAATGGGCTGGTTCAAAAGGAATATTTGAATTTGACCCTGAAAAGTTTGAAGATTCTGAAGATTATTTAGAATCAAAACTTACAGAAGTTGCTGAAACAAAATTTAATAGCTGGAAAGAAGAACTTCCTGAAGAAATTCACCAGCTTATTGATAATTATAAAGAAGGCATTCCTTTAGATGAATTGATATATTCTCGTTCAAGAGAAATTGAATATTCTAACATAACTGAAGAAATGCTTGATGAAGATGTAGAACTGCAAAAGCGTATTGTTTCTGATTGGTTGGCTAATAATGATTTAGAAGACAAGCAAATTAAAAAGAAAATAGAAAGATACTCGGATGCAGGACTACTTAGTGAAGAAGCTGAAACTGCTCTTGCTAAACTTAAAGCTTTTGAAAAGCGTTATCAAGAACAGCTTAAAGAAGAAGCTCAAGAAAGAAAGCAGCAGTTCGAGCATCAAAAGGAACAAAAAATTAAAGAAGTTGAAAAAACAATTTTATCTTCGGAGGAAATAATTCCGGGAATAAAGTTGTCAAAAGAAGAAAGAAAGAAATTAACTGAAGGTTATCTTAAGATGAATAGTAAGGGAGAAACCCAACTAATCAAAAAATTAAAAGAGGACCCGATGGCTAATTTAAAAATAGCTCAGTTCTTTCTCCTTATGGATGGTAAACTTGATAGTGTCAAGGCCAAACTTGAAAGTAAAGTAGTAGGAAAGATAAAACAAACAGTTGATACAAAAACTGAAACTGAATCTAATCCTCTTCAAAAACTGGATATTGGTAAAATGCGTAAGGCTATAGAACTGGCAAAAAAAGCTAGAACTTAATTAATACTTTATAAATAAAATGGCTGTACAAGGTTTAAATGCTTTACAAGTATCGTATGCTAAGAGTTGGTCTGGTTTAACTACCGAAAACCACCTTTATGCGATTTATCAACGTGACCCTCAACTTGTTTCTGATATCATAACTGAAATCTTTAACAGAAAGGGATATTTTGGTCTGGATAATTTCTTATCCAAATATCCGACTAAAATGTTGGACCATGACGGTGAATACCGTTGGATGTTAAAAGGTGATAGCCGCAGAGCTATCAATATTGTAGGTTTTACTTCTGCTGCTAATACTGCAGTTGGTAAACCGGGTCTTAATCAGGAAATCTTTTATTTAGAACTTGAAGAAAGACATTTCCAAGTTTCTGATTATCTGATTTTTGATGATCGTGATTTTGGTGTTCGTATTGTTGACGAAGGTTATGCTAACGGTACTAACTGGGTATATGGTGTACAATCCATGAATCCTGCTGATGGTGCTTTTATTCCTGCGTCTCTTATGACTGTTGGTAGAAAAGTATCTCGTCAGAACAACATTGTTACAAACACGTTGAATGATGAATACAGCCAACCGCAATTCACTTCGCATTTTGAAATGCGTAACGTATTCAGCACTCTTTCCAAAGAGCAAGTTGTTCCGGGCAATATGCACAATACCCCTCTCTTAATTAAGATGAATGCGGGTGATGGTCAACCTGTTACTACTTGGACAAGATGGCAGGATATTGAAACTGAATTACAATGGAGAAGAGAAAAAGCTAATCAGCTTATGTTCTCTCAATTCAACCAGAGAGCTAACGGTCAGTTTGCAAACAAATCCAGAAACGGTTTTGTAATCAAACAAGGTGCTGGTCTGCGTCAACAAATTTCTCCGTCTTATAAATTCTATTACACTACACTTACGCTTGATTATCTGCATGAAGTTGCTCAGAACCTTTCTATCAACATCTTGCCTGAAGACCAGCGTGAATTCTTAATTCTTACTGGTGAACGTGGTATGTACATGTTCTCCAAGCTGATTGAAGATAAAGTAGCTGTATTTAATCCTATGGGTAATCCGAACAGATTAACTGGTTCTGGTTCTAACCTTGGATTCAGAGGTCAATACAAAGTGTTTGAAGGCTACAACGGTATTAAATATACTGTGATGCACATGCCTGAATATGATGACATTATTGACAACAGATTATTTCACCCGGATGGTGGTTATACTGAAAACTATCGTATGACTATTATGAACATTGGTACTACCAATGGTGAGCCTAACATTCAGAAAATGGGTGTTAAAGGCAGAACTGATATGAAATGGTATGTTGCAGGTTCTACTTCTCCGTATGGTCCTAACTATAGCGGTAGTGGTGGTTCTGAAATTGATGGCTATAAAATAATGTACCAAACAACTCAGGGTATAATGTTGAAAAACCCTCTGTCTGCTTGTGAACTTATTCCTAGCGTGAACACACCGGAATATTAAGAAGTAAATTAAATTAAGTAGTTATGAGTGAGAAAGATAATACGAGTGGTGGAAAAAACTACAACAAAGTCGCTACAGAAGTAGCAAAACAAACAGTACAAGAAGCTCCTACAAGAGCTATTGATAAATTAGTAGGTCGGTTTATACTCAAGCCATGTAAAAAAACGTGGCTTGAGCAAATTGACCCAAAACATGATGGAGCCTATTTATTTTCTAATACAAAGATTTATTTAGCACCTGAAAGGGATATGAGCACAGGACTTGTAAGAACAGGTCTTACAAATGAGCAGGCTAGAGAATTAGAAAGAGAAATGGGTTTAAGAGAAATGGATTTGTCACCATACTCTTCTTTTTGGAATGATTTTAAAAATTATCCTGAAATCCCACAAGAAGGTCTTGTTTTAGATTTAACCAGAAGTGCAAAAGAAAAACTTATGTATCTTTTCTGTTTAGCACATAGTAAAGTTGCTAAAT